TATGGAATGGAGTTCATCGAGACACTCAAAAGTGTCGAGGTGCTTGATTCAGACCCTTTAGCTTAAAGCGCGATCTTCCATTCACCTATCTAATTGCTAGGCTAAGCATTAGGTTGGGAATCGCGCCACAGCAGTTGTTGGATCTAGATAAGACAATGCTCGATGCATTAGTGCAGGGGCTCAAGGATGAAGCGAAAGAGGTGAGCGATGCCAACAGAAGTAAAAGGCGCGGTCGAGCTTAGAAAAGCTCTCAGAGCATTCACACCCGATCTATCTAAGAAACTGACAAAAGAAATGTCTTTAGCAGTAAAACCAGTCGTTAAAACAGCTAGAGGTTACATGCCTAATGAAAACCAAGTTTTGTCTAATTGGGGAATTTCTGGCAATCGCATAAATGCCGCTTCTTCAGCTTTCAGTAATGCAAAGTTCCCTAAGTATGTTCCGTCTATTGTTAGATCTAACATTGGCTTCAAATCAAGCCCTTCTAAAGCTAACTCTAGAGGTTTCAGATCTTTAGCACAGTTATTCAATAAAACTCGCGCAGGGGCAATCTATGAAATTGCAGGAACTAAAAATCCTTCAAGTAAGTTTGTGCAAAATCAAGATGGTAAGTTTGATTCTAAAATCAAAGGTCAAGGCAATCGCAGAGGTCGTGGACTTTATCGCGCTTATGAAGAAGATAATGGCAAGGCTTTACTAGCTGTGTTAAAAGCTATTGAAAATGCTAAAACTAAACTGAACCAACGCACGACAGTTAGAGGTTAATCGTGGCACAAGTAAAGATTGACATTGCTACCGAGTTCACGGGCAAAAAAGCATTTAAGGAAGCTGAAACTTCTACAGACAAATTGACTAAGAATGTCAAGGGTCTTGCTAAAGGATTACTTGCTGTCTATAGCGCACAAAAAATCTTGTCTTACGCTAAGGCTTCTGTTAAGGCGTTTGCAGAAGATGAAAAAGCAGCTACAGCATTAGGTACTACCCTAAAGAATCTAGGACTTGCCTATGGCTCAAACATAAACTCAGTCAATGGGTTCATCTCTCGCCTTGAAATGCAGACGGGTGTGCTAGATGATGAACTTCGTCCAGCAATGGATCGAATGCTTCGTGCTACAGGTGATGTTACCAAGTCACAGGAATTACTAGGGTTAGCCCTTGACATTTCGGCAGGTACGGGCAGAAGCTTAACTCAGGTTTCACAGAGCTTGCAGAAAGCATACTTAGGACAAAAGCAAGCACTTGGTCGCTTAGGTGTAGGACTGACAAAGGCTGAACTTGAAACTTCATCTTTTGAGCAGATCCAAGAACGCCTGTCGGTTCTATTCGCAGGGCAGGCAACTGCTGCTGCTGATACCTATGCAGGTTCGCTTGCTAAATTAACTGTTGCTGGTAACAATGCAAAAGAAACTATTGGTAAAGGTCTTGTTGATGCGTTAATCACAATTACAAACTCCAATTCAACAGATGAGTTTATCGCTAAGATTGATAAGGCAGCACAGTCTATTGCTAACTTTGTTCGTGAAACAGGCGAGTTCATCCGCATTACCAAGTCAATCTTTGACTTTAAGAACCTTAGTTTCTTTGCGCCATCGGGCGGCTTATTTGGTGATGGTAAGGGTTTCGGCAACATCTCGATGACTGTATCCTCACAGGATACTCAGCGAGCAGATGCCATTGCTCGAAAGAACGCGATGGCGATGACAAAGCTTACAAAAGAACAAGCAGCAGCACAGGCTAAGATTCTTAAAGATAAGAGACTTGCAGCAGCTATTGACAAGGCTAATCTTGCCCTCAATAAAGGCAACGAAGTCTTTGACATGGACAAGATCCAAGTTGCAGCAGCTTTAACTAATCAGGCTGAGCAATTAGGCAAGGCAACTACTTCATCACAACTATTACAAATTGCCAATGACACAGCTCGCTTAAACGTTAAAAAGTCAATCTTTGCTTTAGAAGATGCTATTGCTGCAAAGGATGAAGCAGCAATTATCGCTGCAACTAAGAAACTAAACGCAGATCTTGGTGTGCTGAATGCTCTTACTGGTCAGAACACACAAATGGCTGCTATCGAGTCTATCCTTAAAGGATTAAAGCCTAAGGATCTTATCGATCAGAATAATCTTGATGAAGCACTACGCAAGATCAGAGAAATGCTAGATCTATTATCTAAGGTAAAGCCACCTACAATCGTTCCACCTGCTGCAGGTGGCGGTGGTGGCGGTGGTGGCGGTGGTGGCGGTGGTGGCGGTGGATTTATCCAGACACCTAACGGCATTAGCCCAACAACTGCACCTAGAAGTATTGCAGAAATCAACAAAGCCAATGAAGAACTCGGTGGGGTGATATCAGTTATTGGCGAGAATGGTAAAGAGTTTATTAAACTTATCGATGGACTTGCCCCAGTATTTCAGACTCTTGAAGATTCAGGCGCGTTCAATGCCTTAGTTAATTCTTTTGCAGGTGGCACAATCGGTTCATTCGATGCTGGCTCTTTTAGAGCAGCCGAAGGTGGCTCCATGTTCAACTCAGGTGCAGTAGGTTCTAGAGATAGAGACATTAGTATTACTGTCAATACAGGCGTGGGAGATCCAGAAGCGATCGCTAGAGCTATTGAAGATGCTATCCGTCAAGCCAATCAGCGCGGAACTACGAGCTTATCTATCCTATGACATGGCTTCCGGAATGGCGCATAACAGTCGGTACGACTGTCTATACGAATGTGACTTCAGTTAATGTCACTATTGGTCGCATTGATATTGATCGTCAATGTCAAGCAGGTTATGCCCGCATGGACATCATCAACTCGACTAATGCACTCTTTGACATTGATGTTACAGATTCTCTGACTCTAGAGCTTAAAGACAGCGGTGGTACTTATGTGCCTGTATTCGGTGGCACAGTCTCAGACTTTACAACATCAGTCAGAAGCCCAGAAGAATCAGGCTATGTAACTCTTGGCACAATCCTTGCAGTGGGTGCTTTGGCTAAACTTCCTAAAGCAATTTACACAGCAGCAGTAGCTCATGATTTAGATGGCGAACAGATCTCTATCATCCTTTCAGAATTGCTAGTTAATCAATGGCAAGAAGTAGCACCCACTCTTACATGGGCTACTTATGACCCGACTACTACATGGGCTAATGCTGAGAATGTAGGATTGGGTGAGATAGATGCTGGTCTGTACGAGATGGATAACCTTGCAGCAGCAGATCGCAACACACAAACTTTAGTCCAGCAGATAGCAGACAGCGCACTCGGAACGCTCTACGAGGACAAGCAAGGGCGAATCTCATATGCAGATGCGGATCATAGAAGTAACTACTTAGCAGCTAATGGCTCAACCCAGTTAGATGGTAACTACGCTTCCCCTGCCAGCGTTAAGTCAATCCTACAGATTGGCAAGATTCGTAACAGCGAGATCGTGCGCTATGGCAATGACTATGGATCAACTTACTCAGCCACGGACGATGCTTCTATCGCCACCTATGGTCGCTACCAAAGAACATTCGATTCCAACATTCGCCACACAGCTGACATCGAGGACATCATTGAGCGCGATTTAGCTTTGCGCTCAACGCCTAGAACACAGCTAGATCAGATTACTTTCAGACTTGATAATCCTAATATGCCTAATGCCCTTAGAAATGACCTCATTAACCTTTTCTTTGGCGAGCCAGTCGTAATCACTAACTTACCTTTTAACATGTTCGAGGGTTACTTCTCAGGCTTTGTGGAGGGCATATCAATTAGAGCTACTCCAACATTCGTGGATGCGACTATCTATGTCTCACCAACAGACTTTTCTCTTATAGCCCCGACATGGGCAACAGTACTTCCAACTAACACCATCTGGAGTGGCGTAAATGGTACACTACAGTGGTCTAAAGCGATCGGAGCTCTAACCTAATGGCAACAACAACCCCTAATTTTGGTTGGCCAGTACCAACCAGCACTGACCTAGTCAAGGATGGCGCAACTGCCATCGAGGGACTAGGCGATGCAATCGATGCTTCACTGCTTGATCTTAAAGGTGGCACTAGCGGTCAGGTTCTAAAGAAGAACTCCAATACAGACATGGACTTTATTTGGTCTGCTGACTCAGCTGGCATGACTAACCCAATGACTACCACAGGTGACACAATCTATTCATCCAGTGGATCAACACCTGCTCGTCTTGGCATTGGAAGCACAGGACAAGTCCTCACAGTTTCAGGCGGTCTTCCAGTATGGAGCAGTCCTGCTGGCGGTGGCGGTAAAGTTTTGCAAGTCGTGCAAGGTACTTATTCAACAGAAACCTCAACAACATCATCATCTTTTAGCGATACAGGCTTGACTGCAACAATTACACCAAGTGCAGCTTCTAGCAAAATCCTTGCATTTGTTATGCAAAATGGATCAACAAAAGACGCAAATAATAGCATTACTGTAAAGTTACTCAGAAACTCAACGACAATTCTGGCTTCGCAAGATTACACATTCTACACAAACACAAGCATTGTATTTTTTGGAATTATTAACTTATCTTATTTAGACAGTCCTGCAACAACTTCTGCCGTTACATACAAGACACAATTTGCTTCTCCACAAGGTTCAAGTGTGACTGTCAATAAGAATGGCAGTGCAACTTCTTTATCAACTCTCGTTCTCATGGAAATTGGTGCATAATGACAACTCACAGCCAAATCATTAAAGCATTGAAAGACATCAAGCCAAACGCAGAATGGACACTTAAGGGCGATGATTTAGCAGATTTAGAATGGCTTGATAAATCACCTAAGCCATCTGACGAAGCAATCCTGAACGCTATTGCTAATCCTTTGCCAGAACCAGAACCAACTGTGGATGAAAAATTGGCAAGTGTTGGCTTAACAATAGATGACTTAAAGGCTGCACTTGGATTGTGAAAGTAAAACTCTCTAAGACTGCTATTCAATTAAGACAGCAGATAGATGATTCGTTCCCAGATCGTGACCGCACATCGGATGGCTGGATCGGTGATACCCGACACGCTGCTCGCAAGTCAGATCATAATCCAGATGCACAGGGCTGGGTTCGTGCCATTGATGTGGACAAAGATCTCCACAAAAGTGGTAAGCCAGATGTCATGGGAGATCTTGCTGATCAGCTTCGCACCTTATCCAAAGCACAAAGAGACACGCGTATTGCTTACATCATTTATGATGGAAGAATCTGCTCCCACATCCTTAACTGGAGGTGGCGCAAATACACAGGGGCTAACAAACACACTAAGCACATGCATGTCAGCTTTAAGAAAAAGGCTGATAATGATAGTGCTTTTTTTCAGATACCTATGTTAGGCGGAGAAGATGAACGAACTAAAAAAGATGTCAGGATCATGGGTAAGAGCATTTCTTGCGGCTGTAATCACACTTGCGGCATCGGGAGTGACTGACCCTCAGGCTTTAATCTATGCAGGTGCAGCAGCAATCTTGCCACCTGTGTTGCGTTGGTTAAACCCTAAGGACGATTCGTACGGAATTTCCGAGTGACACAGTCCGACTTCTTTACGCTTTACCTTGCCACCATTGCAGCTCTTGGTGGCTTGTCTGGCTATGTAATTACACACCTGTTGTCTGAGATCAAAAGACTCAACACGCGAGTCGATGAGATCTATAACATATTGCTTGACAGGTAGCATTGTGCTATGGCAAGAAAAGCAACTAAGGCGTTAGAGGAACAAGGTTACTCAAAGCTCGATGCTTACTGCATTGGACTTTACGAATACTTCTGTTCCTTAAAGCGAGCAGGTTTTGCAGAGGACATTGCCATGTTCATGATCACAGAGCCACAAGCCTATCCTCATTGGATTCTGCCTGATCCCATTGACCCTGAGAAGTTCGGGGATTACGAAGATGAGGACGATGACTAGCAGCCAGAAGAAAAGGTACTTGGTCATCAGTGACCTTCAAATTCCGTTTCATCATGAGCAAGCCGTAAAGAATCTGATCAAGTTAGTTAAGCGCGAGAAGTTCGATTTAGTCCTTAACACAGGCGATGAGCTTGATATGCAGTCTCAGTCCAAGTGGGCTAAAGGCACTCATCTGGAGTATGAAGGGCAGCTAGATTATGATCGAAGTCTCGCTCAAAACATCCTATGGGATCTCGGCACTACCGACATCACTCGATCCAACCACACCGATCGTCTATACCACACTCTCGTTAGAGGAGCTCCTAGCCTCATCGGACTTCCAGAACTCGAGTACTCCCGCTTTATGGGTTTCAATGACTTGGGGATTCGTTTTCATAAAAAGCCATTCGAGTTCCATAAGGGCTGGGTCTTAGTCCACGGAGACGAAGGATCAATGAATAGCAATGCAGGGCTTACAGCTCTTGGCTTGGCTAAGAAGTTTGGTAAGTCTGTCGTCTGTGGACATACTCACAGGGCTGGCATTAGTGCCTACACGGAAGGCTTAGGAAGCCAATACAGGACTCTTTGGGGCTTAGAGGCAGGAAATGTTATGGACAAGAAGAAAGCCTCTTATCTCAAGGCTGGCAGTGCTAATTGGCAGATGTCTGTGGCAGTGATTGAGACACATGGAGATCGAGTTAGCCCATTCTTAGTGCCTATCAACAAGGACGGATCTTTTACCCTATATGGACGACTTTACGCCTGACATCAGGCGCACCTTAGATGATGCCGTGGACGAGGGAGAATCGTTATCATTTCGTTATCAGAATGTGCTTGATTAGTCGGACACTTCTGTCACACTAATTCTGTAAGCAGTCAAGGGCACTGCTACAGATAGGAAATACAATGAGCTTTGAGATGCCAATGATTGTGCTGCTTCTAGCAGCTAATGCTTTATGGTATTTAGTAGGCTGGGCTAAAGGCTTTAACGAAGGCAAGCGTGAAGGCTTGATCGTGGCTAAGTCATTTCAGCGAGTGACAACAGATG